GAGCCTTGCCCCCTTCTTCGTGCTGGTCGGCGTCATGGCGGCACCATTTTCGCCGAAGATCAGGCCCTTTAAAAGCGCTGGTGTCTTAGCGCGGCTGTTGTTTGCCCGCTTGCGGGGGCTTTCCTGCAGGATGGCATGCGCGCGATCCCAAAGGTCTGCGTCGATAATGGCGTCATGCTCTCCGGGGTAAGCCTTACCCTTGTGCAGAGCCTCGCCACGATAGACGCGATTGTTCAGAAGCCGGTACAGATAGCCCTTGTCGATCAGCGTGCCCTGCTTGCTGCGGAACCCCTCACGGCGCAGTTCCCGCGCCAGTACCGTGGCGGAGCCAACCTCCACAAAGCGATCAAAGATTCGCCGCACTGACCCAGCGTCGTGTTCGTTAACTACCAGCTTGCGGTCGACGACATCATAGCCAAGGGGCACATAGCCTCCCATCCACATGCCCTTCATGCGCGAGGCCTTCACCTTGTCGCGAATGCGCTCGGCAGTGACCTCACGTTCGAATTGTGCAAAACTGAGCAGAATATTCAGGGTCAAGCGGCCCATGGATGTTGTGGTATTGAAGCTCTGCGTGACTGAGACGAAGGTAACCCCGTTGCGGTCAAAGACCTCTACCAGCTTGGAAAAGTCCATCAGCGAGCGTGACAGGCGGTCGATTTTGTAGACCACCACCACGTCGACCAATCCGTCCTCAATGTCGGCCAGCAACTGCTTCAGCCCTCGGCGCTCCAATGTTCCACCTGAAATGCCGCCATCATCGTATTGATCGCGCGCCAAGGCCCAGCCTTCGGATTTCTGGCTGGCTATATAGGCCTCGCAAGCCTCCCGCTGCGCGTGGAGCGAGTTGAACTCTTGCTCGAGGCCTTCCTCGCTCGATTTGCGGGTGTAGATGGCACAGCGCAGGCGACGAACGGGTTTGGTGGACACGTCCTTCATGCCTCACCTCGTTTCAGCTCTCGCAGCCCAAAGAAGCGGTAGCCGTTCCAGCGGGTGCCGGTGATGGCGCGCGCCACGGCGGACAGCGACTTGTAGCGCTGGCCACCCCATTCAAAGCCCTCTTTCAGCACGGTCACGGTGTGGGCGATGCCATCCCATTCGCGGATGAGTTTAGTGCCCACCACGGGGTTACGGGCATCGGCAATCTGGGCCTTACGCGTCAGTGTGCCCTCGACCTCGTCGGCCAGCAGGTCCAGCAGCCGGCGGGTTTGCTTGTCCGGGCCGCCATAGATCAATTCCTGGATCCGATAGGCCAAACGGCTTTCCAGGAACTTGCGGCTATTGTTCGGGGCGGGCGCATCAAACAGCGCTTGCCATTCGATCTTTAGTTCGTTGACAGACATGGCTTTCAAGGCGGCCAAACGCGCCAGGATTGGTTCATGTGTGGTCATGCAGATCTCCTCTGAGTTGGAGTTGCAGTACCGCTCTGTTTGCGCGGGAAGTGTAGCGAACCGTCTCCAGTATTCTCGGATAGATGGTCGCAATTGCGGCCCGCGAGGCGCACCACGGCTGTGGCCAACAGGCCATAGAGTTCGGCGCGACGTTCGTGCGCCGTCATGCGATCTGGGTGAAGCGGGTTTGGTCGGTTCATGCTGCACTCCGAGGCAGGTCTTGCATGACCGCCGCCTTGATCGCGGCCTGGTTCCAGCGGAAGTTGAGATGGCAATTGGCGGCGTATTTCGAGAGACCAAAGTCGAGCCCGCTGGCGGTTAGCCCGGTTTTGTGCAGAAGCTCGACCTGACGCAGGCTGGCAGGGTCATTGATCCAGCGTTTGCTTTTGGCGGCCGCACTGCTGGTCTCGGTTTCGCGGAGAAAGTCATCCGCTGCCGCGAGAGCCTGAATACGGGTTCCCACAGCCAATGATCGAATTTGGCGGTGTTTGGGCCGCCCCAGCGCGTGCCAAAGCGTCCCATCGTGGAATACGCCCGCCCATCCCTCAAAGCCGCTGGCGATAAGGGCCTGCCCGTCGCCGTGCAGATCGATCCAGGAAAACGGCGACCTGTCCAGCAGGGCAATTTCTGTCATCTCGAACGAGGTTAGAACCTGCGCTTCGCTGACGGTGCGGGCAAATTCATGACCACAAAAATCGCAGATCGAAGCGCCAAGGGGCAGTTCCGCCTCGCAAGAGGGACAGGTTTTCCAGGGCTGTGCACCTGCGGGCGTTTCATTCTCGTCGAGAGAAATGTCCTGTTCCAAGGACCCGTGGCGGAGTGCAGCACCGGCAAAATCCAGCACAATACAATCAGTCTTGATGATGCCGGGGTAGCGTTCCGGATCGACACGGCGGAGACCTCGGCCGACGGCCTGGATGAATGTCCCCTTGTGCAACATGGGGCGCAGTATGCCGATGCAGCCCACGGGCTGGCTGTCGAAACCTTCTGTCAGAACCATGCAGTTCGCGAGAACCTGAATGTCCCCGCGATCAAATTGCGCGATGAGATTGCTGCGCTCAGAACTGGCCATGTCACCAGAGATGACAGCAGCTGAAATCCCCTCCGCTGTGAAGGCGTCGGCCACAGCCTCGGCATGTGCGACGGTGGCGCAGAAAAAGATCGTACGTCGGTCGGACGCTTTGTCTTTCCAATGCTCGACCACGGCTTCGTTCAGGACAGAGCGGTTCAGGACCTTGTCAGCCTGGCGCATGTCATAGTCACCTGCCGTGCTGGTGAGCCCCGCCAGTTCATCATCGACGCCAAGATCGATGGTAAAGGTGCGTGGCGGAACAAGCAGGCCGCGCGCGATCAGGGTGCCTATCCGCAGATGGTAGCCGACATTGCTGAAGGTGCGGCGCAGGCTGCGGCCATCCCCGCGCCCGGGCGTGGCGGAAAGACCCAAGAGCTTCGCCTGAGGGTTCAAGGCGCGGACATGCTCGATGACGGACTGATAGCTGGTCGCAGCGGCGCGGTGGCATTCATCGATGATGAGATGCGAAACCGCCGGCATGCCCTCACGCCGATTGGCTCGCGCCAGCGTCTGCACGCTGCCGAACACAACCTGTCCGTCCCAGTCATCCCGCTCGGCTTTGACGACAGAGGATGGCAGGCCCGAAATGCGGGAAATAGCAGCGCGGTTTTGCTCGATGAGTTCATCGGTGTGTTGGAGAACAAGAACCTTCGCATCGCGCTGACGCTCTGCTTCCTCGCCAACGAAAAAGCCTGCGATGGCCGTCTTTCCTGCGCCGGTCGGCAGTACCAACATCGTGTTGCCATGCGCGGCGGTGCGATCGTGGGCGGCGTCAACCGCCGCCCTTTGATAATCACGAGGGATCATGCGTGCCTCCCTCAGCGTGCCCAGAAGGGTGCGCCGCCGTCAGAGGCGGTATCAGACCCGGCGTAAGGGTCCTGCACCACGCGGCCAATATAGCCCTGTGGAGCAGTAGAGGGTGAATGGATGGGTGCCGGCTGCCCCCCCATGATCTCGGCGTATTGGCGATGCTCTGGCCCCACAGCGGCCTTGATGACATTGCGGCCGGGTTCGTCAGGCTCATCCCGGTTTTTGTCGATGCCGATCTTGGCCACAAAATCGAGGCTGTTGAGATCACCAAGGCTGCGGATCAAGCGAGCTGCGCGCGCCGCCTCGGACTGGTCATTGGCCTTGATGCCCCGGGCGGACTCGAGGATGCCCCGAATAAGGGCGCGGCCCCGGTTGGCGTATTTGTCGACGCCACTGGCGTCCACGCCTTTGCCGCGGAACCCGATGCGCGTGTAGATGCGGCGCCTTGCATAGGGCCCCTCCATCACGATCGCTTCGGTGTTGAGATATTGGGCGGCACTGGCCTGGCTTTGGGTCAACCAGCCTTCCGGACCCGCGCCACCGGGGCGGATGATCATGGTGACTTTGACCAGCGTGTTGGCGGGGATGAGGTCGAAAGCGGCATCCTGGGCGTCAGCGCCATTGAAATCCATATCGCTTGCCATGGCTTATGCTCCTTGCGTCTGTGTTGGGGTGGGGATGGCGTCGGCCTCGGACGGCATGTCGAACGTCAAAGCGCGTGCGCTGCTCGTGGGCTGACCACTGCGGATCTTCGTCATCAGACGCCCGAGATGGGGCTCCTCAATCGTCCCCAGCCGCCCGCTGCGATCTTTTGCCGGATAGCCGTAAGGATTGATCGTGGTGCAGACGAAGGCTCGATATGCCTTGCCCTCTGTGGGCTGTATTTCGGTGAGGGTAATGACCTCATCGACGATCCCAGGCAGT